GATGGAGTAATCTTAGGCTTATCAACCCCATAAGACTGTCATCGTGACGACAATCTCTGCCACTGATACCAAAAAGAAACGCCGTTCGTCGGTAAGTCCTACGCAACGATCCTTAGCTGCGCTTCGTGAGCGTGGTTACTTGTGTCAGATCGTCGAGCACTGGAACCCTTGGGCCAGGATCAGGCAGGACTTATTTGGCATAGGCGACATACTTTGTCTTAAAGACGAGGAGACACTTTTAGTTCAGACGACTTCTAGAGGTAACGTCTCAGCCAGGGTGAAGAAGATTGCAGAGAGTGAACACCTTCCGGCTATCTTGAGAGCAGGCTGGAAGATCGAGGTTCATGGCTGGGGTAAGTTGAAAGAAGGGTGGACTTGCAAGGTTGTGGAGATCTGATAAGATTAGTTTGTTGTCGTAGCAGACAATGTATTAAGGCCGTTTACTCATGCTCTCGACCCTTGTTGCAAGACTTGGGTTCTGCTACCGAGAGCAGCAGTAAGCGGCCTTTTTTATTGTTTATACGATGACCGGCGAGAACGGTCGTAAATCGCTCTATGCGCGAAGAGCAAGCGCATTCAAGCAAGAATGCTTAGCCGGGCTTGAGGCCGCAGAGGATATGGCTGCGGAGCCGGGGTCGACACCCGCTAGAGCCTTGAGTATTGGGTCAGGCCAACTCAAAGAGTGTTATACGCAATACGGCACCTGATTAGCTCTACGAACTTTGTTCGTAGTTGGTCGTGGTTTTGCCTGGAGAAAATGATGGGTAGCTACTCAGATCTGTTGCGGAGTCCGATGTGGCAAAAGAAAAGGCTGGAAGTTATGCAAGCAAAGGGGTTTGCTTGCGAGATATGTGGCAATACAGAGCAAATGCTGCATGTTCATCACAAAGAATACTTCAAGGGTTACAAGCCTTGGGAATACGATGTGGAACAACTTGCCCTACTTTGTGAGCAATGTCATACGAAAGTTCATAGCGAAACGGATTTTTTGAAGTACGTTATATCAAGACTTCCTCTTGATGGCCCAAATTCAAGAGATGAGATAACAGGTTTGCTTGTTGGATACCTTGGTTATTTCACAGAAGAAGAGGCTAAAGAAGGAAGGATGAATCGGTACGTTTTGTTAGGCATTGAAGCAAAGAAAAAGGGGAATCAAGATGGAGTTTGAAGAGTTTTGGATGGAGTATCCAAAGAAAGTTGCAAAGAAAGCCGCTCAAAAGGCTTGGAAGCGTCTTAAGTCTGAGGATAAGAATGCTGTTGGAGCGGCTATAAAGCAGCATAAAAAATTTTGGGCAATGAAAGAAACGTCGGTTGATTACATTCCTCACCCGTCAACTTGGCTTAATCAGGGTAGATGGGATGATGTGCTCGAATTTGTTACACCAAAGGCCGCTAACAAGCAGATAGCCCTTGAGGAAAAGAATCGTCAAGTTGCTTTAGAGTGGGCAAGGAGCAAGCAATGAACGCGTCTGAAAGAGTTGAATTTGCAGAACTAGTTTCATCAGTAATGGCCTATTACAAACAAGAGACGAGTCCTTTTGTGGTTGATATTTGGTGGCAGGCTTGTCAGCACTACGAATTTGAGCAAGTAAGGAAGGCTTTAACAAAACACGCCACAGACCCTGAGCGAGGCCAGTTTGCGCCGAAGGTCGCAGATATTGTTAGGCAGCTATCAGGAACGCCAACAGATAAGGCTCAGCAAGCATGGGCTAAGGCATATGCAGCCATAGGTAGGGCGGGGCCTTGGCAGGATGTTGTTTTTGATGACCCAGTTATCCATTCTGTGATTGACACGATGGGAGGATGGGTTAAGTTTGCTAACGTTTCAATGGATGAGCTTAGTTATACGCAGCATCGTTTTATGGAGTCTTACAGGGTGTTTTTTAAGAATCCAAGGGAAGAATATCCAAAGGTGTTGAGAGGGGCAAGATCTCCAGATGATGAATACGATAGAAAAGGTTTGGCGTTGCCTGCTCCTATTGTTATTGGAAGCCCTGAAGTTGCCGCATTGGTTATGGCCGGGAAGCAGATTTCTTATAGAGATCGTGCTTTGATTGAAAACACGGCTTAGCGATAAGACTAAAGGACTAGAGCAGGTTGCAAAACTCAAGCAAATAATTAGACCTCGTAATTTAGAAGGGGAATTTTGATGAACGGAGAAGAAATAATCCGCATGGCGCGGGAGGCTGGCTTTAGTGAGCGAGACGCAATGGGAAGAACTGCGTTTCTTGGAAACAGTTATGACATTGAACGCTTCGCCGCCCTTGTTGCCGCGCATGAGCGTGAGGCTTGTGCAAAGTTGTGTGAGGAGCTGCGTGACGATTGGCTGCGTGGCCTTGGCCGTTACGAGTTCATGGGAGAAGGCGCGGACTACTGCGCCGACGCCATACGAGCAAGGGGACAGTCATGACAGACAAAGAAAAATCCTACGCACTGCTAAGAAAGCTAGCAGACGAAACGACGTATGTGATGGTGCATCCCAACGAGCTAAGAGTTCTTCTTGACGATCTTGACCATATGAGGCTGAGAGTAAGGATCGCTAGGGAAGAACTTAGCGACGCTTGGCAGCTTTATAGAGGGGATATGGCATGAAACATGTAGCGCATGTGTGCTCATTTGAAAAGAACGGCAGGCCAATGATTGCTTGGGATAAAGCTAAAGACATAAAACTTGGAGACAAACTTTACGTTGCACCAAAGCAATGGGTTGGACTGACAGATGAAGAAGTGTCAGATGCAATTGATGATGTACTTGAAGGCGGGGGTTGGCTTGACGTTGCAAGAGCACTAGAAGCAGCAATTAAAAGGAAAAACACATGAGCGAGAACAAAACAGCAAAGACACCAACGGATGGCGGGGCAGCGTTTCCCGTTGCACATTCGTACCTAATCCAATCAGGCATGTCCCTGCGTGACTACTTAGCAGCTAAAGCTAGCGAGAAAGACATTGAGTATTGGATGCCAAAAGGTTTTACTGAAACTGTTATCCAACGTGACGCTAATGGCAAATGCTACGAGATAAAACAAGTAGCCACATGGACACGTGAGCAAGCTCGTTACCGCTATGCAGACGCCATGCTGAAAGCGAGAGAGCTATGAGCAGAGAAGCTATGCAGATGGCGCTAGAGGCTTTGGTGGAAATCAACAAGTTGAGTATTGGTGAAAACGCCATCTGTCTGCCAGCGGAAATCGATGGTGCAATGGACGCCCTGCGCCAAGCACTGGAGACAGAGCGTGAATGGGTTGGTCTGACCGCAGATGAAATCTGGAAATGCAACAAAGCGAGTGGCAGTGCTGTGGAGTTTCACATTTGCTATGCACATCAGAACGTGTTGGATTTTGCGGAATCTATCGAAGCCAAGCTAAAGGAGAAGAACAAGTGGTAAATATCGTAACAGGACTACGACTGAAAGAATCAAGTTAAAGGGGCGCAATCAATGAGTCACAATATGAAAGATTCATTTGAGTGCCCAAGGTGCGGACATTGTTGCGCTGTTGATGAATGGGATGTTCAAGACAACGTAAACCATCCTAAACACTACACATCACACCCGTCTGGCGTAGAGTGCATTGAGATTACGGAGCATATGAACTTCAACCTCGGTAATGCTACGAAATACGTTTGGAGAGCGAGTCTAAAAGGCAAAGAGGTTGAAGATCTCAAGAAGGCTATTTGGTACTTAGAAAGAGAGATAGCGAGGATAGGATGAAGGTTCTTGTTGCCTGCGAATACTCAGGAACCGTAAGAGATGCCTTTGCGAAAAAAGGTCATGAAGCTTTGTCATGCGATTTACTGGCGACTGATAAACCAGGCGAGCATTATCAAGGCGACGTTTTTGACATCATTGATGATGGTTGGGATTTGATGATTGCTCACCCGCCATGTACCCATCTTGCTGTAAGCGGGGCAAGATGGTTTAAGGATAAGGTTACAGAGCAAGCAGAAGCTTTAGACTTTGTTCAAAAACTTATGAATGCTGGCATTGACCGTATCTGTATAGAAAACCCTGTATCCATTATCAGCAGCAGGATAAGGAAGCCAGATCAAACGATTCAACCTTGGCAGTTTGGGCATGGCGAAACTAAACGGACGTGTTTATGGCTTAAAGGTTTGCCTAAACTGGTTCCTACTAATATTGTTGATGGAAGGAATCAAAGAATATGGAAGCTTCCTCCTGGTCCTGATCGATGGAAAATTCGAAGCGCTACTTTTCAAGGCATCGCTGATGCTATGGCTAATCAATGGGGATGACAATGACTGACGAGCAAAAAAAGATTCTGACTTACCTGAAAAAGCGTAAGACACCTGCTGACCTGAAGTCAGTGAGGCTACAGACAAAGATCGACAAGCAAACGACGGTGAACTGCCTAAACGCTCTGCTTAAAAAAGGCTGCATCAAAACATCGTTTAGGATAGACCCGTTTACCAAAGAACGTGTTTGGGAGTGGGTAAAAGACGAGTACGAGGCCAAGAAGGTATACAGGCCGAAGAAGAAGTTTAAGCCTGTCTTGGCTAAACAGGAAGAAGGCGTAGACATCAGTTTTTTCAATAATCCATTTAATCTGAGGGTCGCATGAACTTACACGAAGCAGCAGCTATGAGTGCCGCACAAGATGTTATTGAGCAAGCACAAACAACAAGTGCTCTTGAACAACGAGCCTTAGCGATTGTCAACCTTTCCATAGAGCTTCATAAGAAAGCGATAGATCTTCGCTTGCAAGCAGAAGAAATTTTGAAGGAGATTAGATTCCAATGATTGAGGGCATACTTTTAGGTTTTAGTCTTGGGTGGTTCTGCCATATCATTTTTGACTTTTACAGGGTAAAATAATGGCAAGCTCCTTCCTCTCCCTCGCCCGACTCTGTGTTGGGCATTTTTTTGTATGAAAGCAGCCGTTTTTAGCGCGATTTTCGGGTCGCATGACCCACTACATTACGCGGTCAAACAAAGCGTTCCTACGGACTTCTACGTGATCCTGGACACCATTCCTGACACACAGGGATGGAAGCAGTTAGTCATCCATCCAAAAAGAGAAGCGAGACTAGAGGCTCGGTACTACAAGACCCACATAAACGAGTACTTCCCAGACGAGGACTATGTGATCTGGGTAGACGGGTCGATCAGGATTACAAGCCCCGACTTTGTGAAGTACATGATTTCTCAGGCCGGAGATACGCTTGCAGCCTTTCAGCATCCCTGGAGGAACTGTATTTATGATGAGGCCGAAGAGTCATGGAACATGAAGAAATACGTCAACCAACCCATTCGAGAACAGGTTGAGCACTACCGGCAGATGGGCTGGCCGGAGCAGGCAGGACAGATCGCAACGGGGGTTATGTGTTGGAATGGGGGTTACCTTCGCTCAGACACCGTAGGGAAGTTTCTTGACCACTGGTGGCATGAGATCAAAGAATGGTCTGTTCACGATCAATTGTCGTTTCCTGTCTTAGCTGAGTTAAGCGGGATTGTGGTTAACGGTTGCGATAAACCATTGATGGATAACGAATATTTTAAGGTGGTTGCAGGCCACAGAATGGAGGGGTATGAGAAAGTGTCCGATACTGATATGTACGGTAGGGAGTCCAAGTCTTGAGATCACGTTGTCGTCAATCAAACTTTACGCCAAAGATGCGCCTATATATCTGTCGAGTCGGGCCGAGACAATGGACGCACGAATTTACAGATGGGTACTCAATTCGTCGGGTAACTTTGGTGATGCCTACAACAAAATCATGGACGACGCATTCCAACATCACGATGCAGTCATCATCGCTAACGACGACATCTGCCTGACTCCAGATTCCTACAGACTTTTGCTTGAGGATGCAGATCATCTACAAAGGGCAGGGCATAAGATCGGTGTTTTAGGTGCGAGGTCGGATTACATCTTGGAAGCCCAGAACATCCGGTTCGAGGGTGGCGCAAGAAACGGTTTAAAGTGGGCAGAAGAACAGACAATCAAAGAGACGGGTGTTATTGCGCCGATCTTTGCTTATGTGACCAGGGAAGCCTTCCAAACGGTCAGGTTTCCTCCCATCAACTGGTTTTCAGACAACGTGTTTTGTCATACACTTACGGTATTGGACTTTAAGCATTTTGTTTCAAGGAGTTACGTCCACCACGCGGGCAGTCAAAGTGTGGGTAAGGACGACTCTAAGAACATACAGGAGGCAGCAGCATGGATGTGGGCAAACGAACCAGGGATAGCAAGGCATTACCGTCTCCCTACAAGCTAAAAGTGCCTCCTGTACCTATCAGGTACGACAGGAAAGTAGGTATTCCTTTACAACCACAAAAGGCTAAAAAATGAAGGGCTTACTTTCTCCCAAAGTGATGATCGTCGTTAAACAAAACGGCGAGGACGAAGAGTATTCAGACTGTCCAGTTGCGACACAAGATATTGAGGTTAACCTCAAGAACCGTCAGAAAGCGATAGACAAGGCTCAATACGGGCCTATGAACCCTAACGAGCCTAACAGTCAATATTGGCGCGATATGGGTGCTAAGTGGCGTGTTTCTGGTGAGCAAGCAAAGAAGTCTCGTTGTGGTAACTGCGCTGCCTTCAACCAAAAACAGTCCATGCTTGACTGTATTGAGAAGGGTTTGGGCGAGGAAGATGATTGGTCGGCGGTCGATGCTGGCGATCTTGGTTTCTGCGAGATATTTGACTTTAAGTGCGCCGCGCTGAGAACTTGTGCGGCGTGGGTTACTGGTGGCCCTATCACAGACGAGGAAAGCGATGAAGAAAGCGATATGGGAGAAGGCGAGACCGAAGAAGCTGGGGAAGAGTGAACCTCTTTCCAGGTCTGAGAAGAAGTCCGCTAAGGCTATGGCCGCATCTGCTGGCAGACCCTACCCGAATCTTGTGGATAACATGAGAGCAGCGAGGAAGAAATGAAAAAGACCAAGGCTGAGAAGAAGATCTCTAAGGTTATGACCGAGTTCGGCAAGGGACAGCTCCACTCAGGTAAGGGTGGGCCAGTTGTCAAGAGTCAGAAACAGGCGGTAGCGATTGCCCTATCTCAAGCTGGCAAAGCTAAAAAGAAATGACCGCCGCTTGGACTAGGAAAGAAGGTAAGAGCGCCAAGGGTGGCCTAAACGAAAAAGGTCGGAAGTCTTACGAGGCTGCAAACCCTGGCTCTAACCTGAAGGCTCCTGTTAAGAGCGGCGATAACCCGCGCAGAGCGTCTTTCCTAGCGAGAATGGGTAACATGCCAGGGCCAGAGCGTAAACCTGATGGTAGCCCTACTAGACTGCTTCTCAGTCTAAAGGCATGGGGTGCAAGTTCTAAGGAAGATGCAAGAGCGAAAGCAAAGGCAATCTCGGCGAGGAACAAAAAGTGAAGCGCAGAAAGGGTCTACTGGACGAAGAGAAGTTCCTGCCTCCGTTGCCAGAGCAGTTGCCGCGCGGGGCTAGTTCTTTGCTTGGCTACGGTCAAGGCCCAGGTATGCAGGTATTCCAAGAGGCTGCTGACGTAGGAAGAGGTTTGTTTGGAGCGACTCCGATTATTGAAGGTGGTGAGGGTTACAGAACTGGTCAGGCACTTGCGAACATTCCACCAGTTGCTGCCGGACTTGGTGTTATTAAGGCTCCAGGCAAAGCTGGTCAGCTTATAAGTTCTGTTTCGCCAAAAGTTAATCTGCAAATGGCGGCAGAAGCTGCTGAAAAAATAGGTCAAAGCGCGAACCCATACACAAGATCATTGCAACAAGGGTTTGAGCATGGTTGGTATCACGGAACAACGGGTGATATAACATCGTTTAGAAAGGATTTGCTTGGAGAGTCAACCGGAGCGCAGAGCGCAAAAAAAGGGTTTTTCTTTGCAAGAGACCCTGTAAGCCCTCCAGAAGAAATGCTTACAAAATCTCCCGCTAATTCTAATAGCGTTGAGATGCTAAAAAAACTTGGTATTCCTGAAGAGCAAATTGCCAAGTTGAACACCGTTTCTATGGAGGGGCATGGAGCAGAAACGGCTTCTGGTTACGCAAAGATGGGCGGGTCAAGACAATACAAAGAAGCAATGAGAAAAGCCAGTATTGCAGAAAAAAAGCAAAACTGGGACGAGTACGAAAAACAAATGGCTATCGCTGAGGATATAGAAATATCAAGGCAGCAAGAAATGCAAGGGCTTGTTGCAAAGTATGGTGACGCACGAGATGAAATGCTTAATAGCATCCAAAATGCTATCTATTCAAAACAACTCCCTCAACAAGAAGCTGAGAGGTTAGATCAAACCGTCAAGTCTTTGATGCCCTACGGTTGGTACAACAATTATTCGCCGGAACAATTTTCTGGTCTCAAAAAAGAGATAGTTGGATTAGTTGGAGAAAAAGCAGCTTCTCCAGCCTTAAAAAAAATTGACGATTTTTTGTCTATCAAAAACGAAAGGGCTCTTGCGGAGCATACGTCCGAAGGCGGCAACGTCATGCCAGTTGCCCTTACTTACAAAAACCCGCTTTATTATGATTTTAAAGGTAGTACATATCGAGATCAGACTTATGCTGACTTGTTAGACCAAGCTATAAGGCAAGGCAATGACGCTGTAATCTTAAAGAATACTTACGACCCTGGAGCGGGGCCTGCAAAACTAATCGACGTTGGGGTTGTTTTTAACCCAAATCAAGTTAGAAGTAAGTTTGCGGCGTTTGATCCAACAAGGCTAAAAGAAGCCGATTTGCTAGCAGGAATAGGCACAGTAGGAGCAGGTTTACTCAGTCCTGCTGTCTTAGAGTATCTTCGTCGCAGAGATGAAGAAGGTATGTAAAGCGTTGCTAATAAACAACATATGAACAACAAACTATTGGAAGATGGTGAAAGAAAGCTACCTCCTGCTGCTGGCATGGGCAGGGCTAAGGGAGTGCCTAACAAAAGCACTGCTGCGGTGAGAGAAGCTATCGCTAAGATGGCAGAACTAAACGCACCAAGGTTTTCTAATTGGCTAGACCAAGTAGCCGCAAAAAGCCCAGAAAAGGCTTGCGATATTTATCTGAGGGCTATCGAGTACCACATACCTAAGCTAGCAAGGACAGAGGTAACGGGAACTGACGGGCAACCAGTTGCTCTGCAAGTGACATGGGCGCAACCAGAATAATCATCCCGTATGCACCGCGAGCGCAACAGCTACAGATACACCATGCGCTTGCAGACAAGCGATTCGGAGTTGTTGTTGCTCACCGGAGATGCGGGAAGTCGGTTTCTGCTGTCAACCACATCATTAAGTCAGCAATAGAAAACCAGAAGGAGGCTCCAAGATATGCGTTTATTGGGCCTACCTACTCCCAGACAAAACGAGTTATCTGGGATTACCTCCTCAAGTTTACCGAGCCCCTTAACGCCACCGCGAATATTGCAGAACTTAGGGTTGATTTCTGGGGCAGACGCATCCAGCTTGCGGGGTCTGATAACCCAGACTCTCTTAGAGGACAGTATTTTGACGGGGTTGTATTCGACGAATTTGGAGACCAGAACCCTAAAATTTGGTCGGAAGTGGTTCGTCCGGCCTTATCGGACAGAATGGGATGGGCGTTATTTCTCGGAACCCCAAAGGGAAACAACCACTTTAAGAGTCTGAGAGACCATGCGTCAGAGCATAACGATTGGGCCTTGCTTGAGTTCCGAGCATCCGAAACTGGTCTTATCCCTCAAGCTGAACTCGATGCAGCCAAGTCCGAGATGGGAGATGATAAGTATCTACAGGAGTTTGAGTGTTCCTTCGACAGTGCCATCGAGGGAAGTTATTACGGGCAGCTTCTCAATGAGCTACCGTCTGAGCGATTCCATGACATCCCTGTAGACGGTTTAGCCAAGACTTACTGTGCCTGGGACTTAGGGATAGGCGACTCCACTGCAATCTGGGTTTGTCAGAGAGTTGGCCTAGAAACACGACTCATTGACTTTGTAGAGAACCACGGTCAAGGACTCGATTGGTATGTGAACTGGCTAAGGGCTAATCACTATGAGTTGGCCGAGCAATTACTGCCTCACGACGTACAAGTCAGGGAATTAGGCACTGGACGCTCAAGGATGGAACTCCTGCAAGAAGCAGGGTTAAACATCACGATTGTGCCGAGAATGAGTGTTGACGATGGGATACAAGCCGTAAGAAGGCTTATTCCTTATTGTTGGTTTGACTCTAAGACAAAGCGTGGAGTGGACGCGCTACGCAATTATCGGAGACAATACGACGATAAGCGTCAAGTTTATTGGGACAAACCTCTTCACGACTGGGCATCTCATGCTTCTGACGCATTTCGGTATTTAGCAATTGGTATGTCTGAGACAACATCTTGGTCAAAGCCTCTGAAACCTAACGTAAGCTGGGTGGTGTAATGGACGACGGTAGACTCAAAGCAATACTGCAAGGCGAAATCGACAACGCGATAGGCTTTCTTGAGACCGAGACGGTCGAGCAGCGCAAGAATGCGCTAACTGCCTACATGCGTGACCCCTACGGTAACGAGGTAGAAGGTCGCTCTCAGATTGTTACCGGTGAGGTTGCAGAAGCGGTAGACGGGATGCTACCGCCTCTCATGCGTTTGTTCACATCTGCCGATCAGATTGGTGTATTTGAGCCTGTAGGCCCAGGCGATGAGCCTTTAGCAAAACAGGCAAGCGAGTACACAAACTGGGTGCTTATGAAGCAGAACCCAGGCATCTCGATCATGCACGACTGGTTTAAGGACGCGATTCTTCAAAAGGTTGGGATCATCAAAGCCTACTGGGATGACTCAATTTCGGTCACGAAGGAGCAGTACGCAAACCTGACAGACGACGAACTCGCCATGATTATGTCTGACGGGACGATGGAGATCGCTGCCCAAGAGACGATTGAGCAAGAGATTGACGGTCAGATGATGCGCGTCCATAACGTCGCGCTGATGAAGCAAACCAAGTCAGGAAAGATCAAGATCGAGAATGTTCCTCCTGAAGAGTTCCTGATCTCAAAGGCAGGAAAGACTGTCAGGGACACACCTTTTGTCGCACATAGAAAGCTCATCACAAGGTCTGACCTTGTTGCGATGGGGTTTGATCCTGAGATCGTGATGAACCTTCCGGTCTACAACGACTTAGAGTTTTCTGCTGAGTACATCGCTCGATACAACCGAGACGAACAACCCTACATGGAGCCAAGTCTCGATAAGTCCATGCAGACGGTTGAAGTGTTTGAGTGCTACCTAAAGACAGACTACGACGGAGATGGGATTGCAGAACTTAGACGGGTTCATTTTTCTGGGAATGAAATCCTAAGTAACGAAGAAACTGACTATGTGCCGTTTTACACGCTCTGTCCTATTCCGATACCTCATCGCTTTTTTGGGGATTGTCCTGCTGATCGTACAGTCGATCTCCAGCTTATCAAGACTACTTTAACGAGGCAGATGCTTGATAACCTGTACCTACAAAACAATACTCGGATGGGTGCTGTGGAGGGTCAGGTTAATCTCGATGACCTCATGTCGGTGACTCCTGGTGGTGTGGTGAGGATGAAGAATCCCGCTGCACTTGTACCGATTACCGTTAACCCTGTTGCCCAGCAGGTATTTCCTTTCATGGAGTACCTAGATTCAATCCAGGCTAAACGTACGGGCGTTACAGAGGCATCCCAAGGGCTAGACCCCAACATCCTACAGAACGTGACTGCTGCGGCTATAGCGGCTCTTACGCAGGCCTCACAAGGCAAGATAGAACTCATTGCTAGGATATTTGCAGAAACAGGCGTAAAAGATCTTTTCAAAGGACTTTTACATCTCTTATGCAAGTACCAGGACAAAGCAGTTTTGATTCGGATGCGTGGGCAGTACGTCCAGTACGACCCAAGAGAGTGGTCGAACCAGTACGATGTATCAGTGAATGTCGGACTTGGCACAGGGAGCATGGAACAAAGGATGGCTATGCTCAGTATGGTTCTTGCGAAACAAGAGCAACTCATGCAGACGCTAGGCCCGAACAATCCTTTGGTGTCTGTCTCGCAATATCGTGCGACGCTCGGAAAGCTCGTTGAGGCTGCTGGCTTTGTAGACTCTGCTGAGTTCTTCAAGCCCGTTACACCTGAGATTGACGCAATGCTCGCACAACCTCAGCAGCAAGGCCCAGATCCTGCTGTGCAGATGATGATGGCCCAAGCCCAAGCAGACATCGAGATTAAGCGTCAGAAAGCTATGGCAGACATTCAGCTAGCGAGAGAGAAGGCTGTAGCCGAGTTAGAACTCAAGCGGATGGAGTTTGAGGCAGAGGCGCAGATGAAGGCTATGAAGGTTGGGGCCGGCATTACGTCTAACATTGAGATACCTGGGTAATCATGGATCTAAGCGCATTTGGTAGCCCAGAGGACTTTGCATGGGGCATGGCTAATGTCCCAGGGTTTTTAGAACTTGCTGCAAGTTATGGGATTTCTTACTCGGACATCCTTAACTACATTGCGCCTGCGCCTACTCCTGCACCTACTCCTGCGCCAACCCCCGCTCCAACACCAGAACCAACACCTGCTCCAACACCAGAGCCAACTCCTGCTCCAACACCTGCGCCTACATCCGCGCCTGTTTACGAGCCGGTTTACGTTCCAACCTACGAACCTCCTCCGACTTACGTAGAGCCTGAGCCTGTTTACTACGAG